CTGCATTTTTAAATAATGAACCAGGTGAATATGTGCAGGTGTACAATGTTCCATGACGTATTATGTTTATGGCGCAGAGGGAAGCAGAACAACCGATAAAGTTGAAACTCTGTTGACAGTCTGTAGGCGACAATATAAACTATTCATATTGGGTCAAGATTATTCAATAGAACAATTGAGAATATTAGTTCCCGAAACTAATTTTGTTCCTCACATATACCACGATGCAAAATACATTGGCGGTCTAAAAGAACTATACGATTACTTGTATAGTGAAGTAAAAATGGAAAAACAATTCCAAAACGAAACCCGAGAACTTGACAATTGATAGGGTTGCGAGTATACTAGAGACATTGAACGAGAGATATTTTTAACATGGAGAACTTTGATATGACAACTTTTAATTATTCAACAACTACACCAAAAGAACAAAAAGCATTTCGTGACTGGCTGACTAGCCATCTCAAATACGGTCCTGTGACTGTTGACTTTCTGAAGAAAGATGGTACAATGCGTACTATGAAATGCACCTTGCAAGAGTCTGCAATTCCAACATACGAAAAGAAAACCGAACGTGTTCGCACAACTTCAACTGATGAGTCTATCTCTGTAGTTGACTTAGAGAAAAGTGAATGGCGTTCTTTCCGTTACGATTCTATTAAATCTGTATCATTTACATTGGGTGAATAAATTATGAAATTTTCCAAGATCAATCCTGGCGCTGATGTACAAGCATATGGCACAGAACCTTCTTGGACCAATCAAGATGAAATCGGTAATCTTAAGATTGCTGAAATTCGTGCATTGAATTGGTATAATTATTTTTGTGATAGCAAACAAGCAAAAACGTTTGTTGTCGAATACATGACAAGCATCGGCAGAACTAAAGATGAAATTTCTTTAGTTTCATCAAGCGATGCTCCTATTCCTGTTCAGCTAGGCTGGATTGCTAGAATGATGTGCATGGGCTATGATCCATCCGACACATTCAAAAACTTCTTTGTCAAAGAGTTTAAGACTGTCATGGACACTGCAAAGAAAACTAAAAAACCAAAAGCACCCGTTGCTGTTGCAACAACAACTGCACCAGTCGTGTCTATTCAAGATAGAATTCGTGAGAAGGCATCCGAAGAAGCTGGTGAAATTGAGGGGCTTGTAGATGACTTTATTATTGGTGGTTGCAAGTCTGCACCAGATATGCAATCGTATCTGAAGAGTAAAGACTTATCTTCCGTTGTACAGAAGAAAATGTGTGAAGTGTTCATTAAACGTTCTAAAGAATTCGAAGACGTTATGAATACAACTGATGCTGATATCAAAGAAGGCTATTCTAATTTCAGTAAAGTGCAATTGCGTAAGATCAAAGAATTCTATGATGCGGTTGTTACTGAAACAAATCGTGGTGCAGAAAAGAAACCCACACGTAAAGCACGTAAAGTAAAAGAGAAACCTGCTAGTGTCATTGCATCTAAAGTGCAATACATGAAAGATTTCGCTGAGTTGAATCTGAAGAGTATTCTGCCAGAAAAGATTGTTGGTGCAAATCAAGTATGGTTATACAATACCAAAACAAAATTGCTTGGCATGTACAATGCCGACAATGCAAAAGGTTTGACAATCAAAGGTACGACAATTCAAAACTTCAATACCGAAACATCCACTGGCAAACGTTTGCGTAAACCTGAAGTGACTGTTAAGCAAGTACTTGATGGTGGTAAGATTGTATTGAAAAAACTGTTAGATGGATTGACCACTAAGCCTGCCGAATTGACAGGGCGCATTAACTCTGATACAATTGTTGTTAGAGTAATAACTGGATAACCAAAATGATTTTGATTGACTTGAATCAGGTAATGATTTCAAACCTGATGATGCAGATAAATTCAAATGCACTAAACACAATTGATGAAAACATGGTAAGACATATGGTGCTGAATAGCATTCGCATGTATAACATGAAATTCAAAGATGAGTATGGTGACATTATTATCTGTTGCGATGACAAAAAATACTGGCGCAGAGACTATTTTCCCTACTACAAAGCTGGTCGTAAGAAAGACAGAGAAGCATCTCCACTTGACTGGAATCTAATCTTTGAAACGCTAAACAAAGTGCGTGACGAAATCAAAGAATACTTTCCATACAAAGTGATTCAAGTTGACAAGACTGAAGCCGATGACGTTATTGCTACGTTGACGCACAAGTTTGGTGTTCCGCTTAAAAACAGTTCTACCGAGAAGATTCTGATTCTATCTAGCGACAAAGACTTCATGCAATTGCAGAAGTTCGCAAACGTAGAACAGTATAGTCCAATGGGTAAGAAGTTCTTACGTACCAATACTCCAGAGGCCTTTCTGAAAGAACACATTATCAGAGGCGATAGAAGCGATGGTATTCCCAACTTCATGTCCTCTGATGACACATTTGTAACAGAAGCCCGTCAAAAACCCGTAACTGAGAAAAAGCTAAATAAGTGGTTAGAAGAAGAACCTGAGTCTTTTTGCGATGAAGTGATGCTGAGAAATTACAAGCGAAATGAATTGCTGATTGACCTGTCTAAGATTCCGACTGAGTACCAAGAGAAAATTCTTGATGCTTATGACAATGCCCCTAAACGTGGTAGGGAAAAACTACTTAATTATTTTATCCAAAACCGCATGAAGCAGTTGATGGAACACATACAGGAATTTTAAAATGGCTATCGATATTAGTAAGATGACTTTGCCCGAGTTGCTACAACATGTTGCTGATTTACCAGCGGCAAAGAAAGCAAACTCACTCAAGCAAATTGCGAATCTGACACCAGAGTTGAAAACAGTATTGCGATATACCTTTCACAAGAATATTGTGTTTGATCTGCCAGCGGGTGTGCCACCGTACAAGCCTATGGAAACACCAGGCAATTGGGGTCACAATCGTTTGCCGAAAGAATTGAGAAAGTTTCAATACTTTTTCAAGGGAAGTAACTTGAATCCTATCAAGCGTGAATCAATTTTTATTGAGGTTCTTGAAACTGTTTCTCCTGAAGAGGCTAAACTTGTTCTAATGATTAAAGATAAAAAACTTACGTACAAGGGCATCAATCGAAAACTAATCGAGGAAGCGTTGCCTGAAATTTTGCAGGGAGAATCAGAGTAACAAAATGGCCAAAACAAAAAAGTATTCTAGTTTCCGAGACTTCTATGAAGACGAAGGTCGCAAAGGGAAACCGAAGTTGGACGAATCTAAAAAACAAAAAGATAAGTTCAAGCACCAAACAAAGTTTATTGATCCTAAGAATCTCAAAGAAGATGATTGGGATGAATTTGAAGAATTTGATGAATTAAAATAACTGAGTAATATATTATGATTTTACATGTTCAAACGGGAGAACATTTGGGTTGGTTTTCGTGGAGTAATGCATATGATCGTGCAGACTGTATAAACGAAGCAACATATTCTTTTTACTTTGGTGAAAATAAACCAGATAATAACGTTATGCCTTATGAGTTAGAGGACACGTTCTATATTGGTATGGCTTGTGGAAAATATTATGATTTGAAGAATAGAAAAAATTGGAATGGAAAATTTAAAAAGTACTTGCAAAAAAGATTTTTAGATCACAACAAATATTTGTCTACTTTGATTGTGCCTCCGACCAATACTGATAAACCGTTACCCAAGAAAAAAATATTAGAATTAAAAAAATCTAAAATATTCTTTGAACATTTTTCTCCAATATTAAACCCTCAATGTCAGAGATGGGTTAGCATTACTCTTCCACCTAAAGATTGTAAAACTGTTGCGCTAAGATCGCAAGTGAATACTGTTGAAAAATTATATACTTTAGAATATGCAAAACGTTTTGATAATTTGCCTCTGTTAAATTTCGATGAGGTATATGAATCGGATCGTCAGAGAAATTCGTATTCAAATCGTATGTTGAGTTCTCCTAGCATTTTAAAATTTTGTGAGTAAATTATGAAAAAAGAATTGGATGAAGCACTAGTTGCAAAGTACCCAAAGATTTTTAAGTATCGTCATGCACCAATGACACATACTGCCATGTGTTGGGGTTTTGATTGTGGTGATGGTTGGTACAACATCATTGATGTGTTGTGTGGAAACATTCAACATCATGTGGATCAAAAACGTAAAGAACGTGCAAGAGTATTAAAATTCAATCGTGCTTTGAAACGTGCATTAGCTGGAGACACACGTCCACTTCAAATGAATTTCACATTTGGTAATAAAACAGAACCAGATGAATGGGCGATTGAACATTCTAGTAAAGCAATTGTAAAAGCAGAGTTCAGAGAAGTTCCTCCACATATGCCATACATCACAGCAAGTCAAGTGAAGGAAAAGTTTGGCGGATTGCGATTTTACACAAATGGTTACAATGAGTCAGTTAGTGCAATGATTAGCATGGCTGAATCAATGTCATATCGTACATGTGAAGTGTGTGGTAATCCTGGTCGTTCAAACAACTACGGATGGATTTCAACATTGTGCGATACGCACCGACTGGAACGTGGTGAAGAGTTACCGCAGAGTGAGGTACTAGAGTCTGAAAATTGAATACAAAGGTACTAATACCCATTCCCAAGCCGTCTTTGACGGCTTTTTTGTTGTCTTTTTACAACAAAATGCAAAATAATCGTTGACGTACCATTCGAACCCTGTATAATAGATTCTGTTGAGTGAGAAAATTAAAGGAAACGAAATGATTGATGGTTTTAACGAATATCTAGAGTGTATCAAAGCTGACTATGTTAAATGGCATGGTGACAATCCTTCTGAAATTCAAAAAGCAATGGCGCAGGAATTTTGCGATTCCTTGTCCTATGAAGTCGGTCGTAGTTACATCAAAGTAATTACTGGTCGTGCTGGTAACGGTCGTTCCGTGCATTCGTTTGTGTGTTTGCGTGACATGGGCAAGTTCACAAAGGGTGACATTCTGAAAGCGGCTGGTTGGTCGGCTCCTACAAAGAATTTTGCACGTGGCAACACCATGGCTAGGACTTTCCAGAACGTTCGTTGGATGGGAGCAATGTAAGGAGTTTGATATGAAAGGTCATGTATATTTAATTGCACCACTAAAAAACCCTAAAGGCTGGGTCAAAGGTAGAGGAACAATGCCATTCAAAATCGGCGTTTCAAAAAGTATTGAGGGTGTTCAAGATCGTCTTAAGGCTCTGAAAGCAGGAAATTGGGTGGAGTTAAGTATAGTAGATATATCACCTGAATTATTTCAGCCATATGACGCTGAGTTGTATTTGCATGAGAATTATTCTAAGAAAAAAATTAGAGGCGAATGGTTTAAATTGTCCTGTGCTGAATACAAGTATATTTTAGACCTTATGGAGCAGGAACCGAAATCCCGTGAAATGCAGGAACTTGGCGCACATATAAGGGAATGGGGTTTTTGCTCTTCACGCTGGTCACGCTGGACGTAGTTTGCTGGACTGGTGCTTTTTGAATACCAAAGTATTCAGTTGCAAAAAAACAACAGAATTGAAAATAGTTGTTGACATGGTTCTCCATTGTGGTATAATAGAATCTTAGACAGTAAAGAAAAGGGACTTCAAAATGCGTACTAAAACCTACATCCAAGGCTTCAAAAATTCACAGAAAATTCGTGTGATGTTTGACGGAATTGGTATCTACACCACGGTTGCTGGTGTGTCGAGTGTGTTTGCTACATACACCCATTCCCAAGCGGCCAATGATGCTTTGATGCGTTTGTCTTACATGCGTTACATGGCACAAAAAGATGGTGCGTTGGTTCCTACTGGTCTTGGTATGACAAGTTACAATACCTCGCAAGTTGGTACGCAAGTTCAAATCGATTTAATCTAAGGAAATAAAATGACTACATTATCACATGATATCTCTTACGGAATGTTTAGCGAAGTTGGCAACTTAGCCGTTCACGGTGTTGTTGTTGCCGCTATTACAATGAACCTGACATGGCCAGAAACTTACAAGTGCCTTAACGTGTTAGCTAAAAACGATTACGACAAATTTGGTGAAGCGATGGACACTACAGTTCGGGAATGTGTCTACAATGCTTGTGGTTTTACTTCTGACTTTTATGGTGCTTAATATGATTACATACAAATTTTATGTTGGTAAAGATGTTTATGAATTTGCCGCAGAGTCTAAACTCAATGCGATGGAAATGTGTAATCGTCAAGTGATTGATAAATTAGATTTGCATCCTATGGCTTGGTTTGACGCTGGTCAAAATGCATTTTCATATCAGTCTGGCAACTTTTTTGATTAAGGAAAAAAATGAAAATCGAAACAGCAATTAGTATCTTGAATAAAGAACGTGAATTTTTGGGTTTGGGTTTCTTGGAGTTGTTGCAAGATATCCAAAGTGAGGGTAAAATGGTTTACTCTCAAAAGACTATGGAAGCATTCGAGCGATTCATGGTCGATGGTCGTAAGATGTTTGCACCTGTTGCAGAAAATTAATAAATTTATTTTGGAGTATATGATGAGAAAACGTGATGTGTATGGCGAAATTCACAACCTATTGGTTAAAAATTATGGCCACGAAAGTGCTGGTAAGATGTTTCTGTATATGGTGCAGAAAATTCAAGGCGTAAACTATGGTGATTCTAATAAAATTCTAAAACAGGAATTGACATTTTTGAGAAATTCTCCAAAAAGAAGTTCAAAAATTGGTGCAATTCTTAATATAGATTGAAGTTGATCTGTTGCAAAAATACAACATAATCAAAAATAGTTGTTGACATACCAAACGAACCCTGTATAATTAATTCTGTTGAGTTGATAAAGGACATTGAAATGAGAACAGCAAACGAACAAACCCTCTGGGAAATCCAAGCATACGGTGCCAAGAAATCCGAAATTCTTGAGTCTGTACAAGATTCAATTAGTTTCAAACTTTCTGGCCCAGGCATGGTGATTTCGAGTTACCTTTCCGATGCACAGGAAGTGATGCAGTTTGGTAGTGAAAGTGCGTTGAATACTGCACGGCAATATATTAATATTGCAAAAATGTTGATGATGGAATTTGAATTAGGTTTTACACCTCGCTAAGGACTAAATAGTATGATGATAGTTATCCGCACTCAGTACCACGAAAATTATGGCGCACATGATTGGGATGGTACGGGCGAATGCCCTCAGTATTGGAAAGCAAAAGGCGGTACCGAGTATAAGATACTTGACGTTCCGCTTAACATAGACTATAATGAGTTTGTGAAGTTTGCTTTGACTGGTATTGAAACTGATACGGATTACTCCAGTGAATACATGGTTGATTGGACTATGGAAAGTGATGACTACCTTTCATGGTTCGAGAAATCTCAGTTACAGTTTGATGGTGCAATTACTAGCAAAGAACCCACAATGACGTATCAACAAGTTTTGGATAAACTAAAGGAACTAGCATGAGTAAGATGGCTGAATTGGCGATGGAGATTGAACAACTGTATCTTCAAGGGTACAACGAATTTACCATTGCAACAATGCTTAATGTACCAGTAGAATTGGTTGACAATTTTGTTGCAAGTTTTATGAATGTAGAGTATAATGAAAGCATGGACGGAGACTTTGATTCCGCTATGGCTTCTGCAGGAATGGGAACAGACGAGGATTACGGAAGTTATGGAGAGCCTGAATTTTAAATTGTCGAGCAAAACAAAACCACGTAATATGGTAGCGAAGGACTTGCGTAGCCCTAAGTATCGTATGCGTGTGGTTGAA